GAACCCTCGCTGTCGAAAGGGAGGCGCAGGAGGCAAAACACGTCGGCCAAGCCTTGGACGCCGATGCCGATCGGGCGGTGGCGCAGGTTCGAACGCTTCGCCGTTTCGGTGGGATAAAAATTAATGTCGATGACTTTGTTCAAGTTTTTCGCCAACACCTTGGTGACCTCGTGGAGGCGTTCGTGGTCGAATCCACCGTCTTTGACGAATTTCGGGAGGGCGATCGAACCCAGGTTACACACCGCCGTCTCCTCGCTGTCTGTTTTCTCCAGGATTTCAGTACATTGAGATGTTAAGATGCCGTTGAAAACGCCCGCATGTTTTTTGTGTTCGGTAAAGCAATACGTGTCCGCGAACTCGTTAAGATCTTCGACAGAGGTGATACGTTGATAGTGAGTCGCACATCGATTCGGTTTGTTGTCACTCAACTGAAGACGTTTTGTTTTTAATCCGATGGTGGTCAGATGTTCGACGGCTTTACTCGCTATGAGCAAACGCCAACTCGGATTGCACTCGTATGTGCCACCTGGCATGTCAACTTCACGAAGGGTATTCATGACACTGACAGTGCTTCGGCAACCAAGAGTTTGAAGCATTAATGCAACGTTGACGAGAAACTCTTTGTGCACAGATGCTACTTGAAGAGAACATCCATTGCCACCGACGTGCTTGCACACGCAGCCATCGCCGTCTAAGAGACCAGCGAACCATTCCAATTTTGTGTTTACAGAGAAGTTGATTGGTACGAAATATTTATCTTCGATGTCCCATGGGAGCGTGCACCGGATTCGCTGACACTCTTCGTTGACGGATGCGCGTTCATGAACGATATGTTGAATGAGTTTTCGCTTATCGTGATACAAGTCAGCAAACTTATGTTGTACACATGCATTTGCGCGACACCTGCCATCTTCGTCGTATTCAGCGACTCGAGATTGATGACGCATACAAAAGCCATTTTCTTTTGCTGAATACTCACATCTGTGAGGGACTCCAATCTGAGATGTTGTACCATCGGCACAGAAAAATCCATGTGTGTATGCGTATTTCATTTCCTTGGAGGAATTCTCGATGATTGGTAAATCGTGTTTTATCAGACACATCCCAACTTTGAGGTCTTTTGCTTCAACAGTGTCGATTTGCTTACAGTTGTAAGGCTTGCCCGACTCTGAATCTCGTAATATGTAAAACTTATGATGAGGAGTGCATCGCAGAGAAAATCCCAGAGACGTTTGTACTGTCAATAATTTTTGTTGCACTCCAGTTTGTCGAACGACCACGGGCGACCACTCTTCCCCATTCCACACGTCGACTTCTTGGTCCTTGAGGTCGCATATAGTTTGATATCCATCGGACGTGAGAATTTTCGTCTCCGGTGCGACGCATAGGTTTGAAGATTTAATGGTCCCCAAATTCTTTTGGTTCGACTTGGAATTGCACGCGTCCTTGTAGAGCATGTAGGGCGTGCCCGTCTCGCTCTGTGATTTGAGAATGGCCTTCCACACCGTCTGCGCCGGGAGCGTTCGCCGCGCCTTGCCCTCGCTCTCGTATTTTCTGTACAATTCATCGAACGCCTCGCCGTACGCGTCGGACAGGCCCGGGCACTCGTCGGGGCACATGAGGGACCAGTCCCCACCGCTCTCCACGCGACGCATGAACTCGTCTGGAATCCACAGGGCGGTGAAGAGGTCTCTCGTGCGCGCCTCCTCGTCGCCTTGGTTGAGTCTTAACTCTAAAAACTCCATCACGTCGGCGTGCCACGGTTCGAGGTAGATGGCGCACGACCCCTTCCTCTTGCCTCCTTGGTTCACGTATCGCGCGGTGGCGTTGAACACCCTCAACATCGGGATGATACCGTCGGCTTGGCCGTTGGTGCCTCGAATGCGAGACTTATTCGCCCGAACGTTGTGAATGTGCACCCCCAACCCGCCGCTCCACTTGGAGATTTGCGCGCACTCGGTGATGGTGCCGTAGATGCCGTCGATCGAATCTTCCTTATTGGCCACAAGGAAGCACGACGAGAGTTGTGGTCTCGGCGTCCCACTGTTGAACAGGGTGGGGGTGGCGTGGGTGAAATTCCCCTGGGACATCAACTCGTACGTCTCCAAAACCTTGTCGACGTCCGAGCCGTGAATCCCGACGGCGACTCGCATCCACATGTACTGGGGCGTCTCCACGACGTCACCGTTGATTTTGAGGAGGTACCCTTTCTCCAAAGTCTTCAGGCCGAAATATCCGAAATCGAAATCCCTCTCGGGCACGATCGAGTCTTTCACCTCTTTGGCGGTCTTGACGACGTCCTCGGTCACGATGCCCTCGGCGTGGAGTTTTTTCATGGCGAGGTGGAAATTATTCGGCGCCTGCTTCCTGATGTTGGAGGCCACGATTCTGGTGGCCAAGGTTTCGTAATCGGGGTCTTCGGTGATCATCCCGATGCATATCTCAGCACTCAGAGTATCGATTTCAGTGGTCTTGATGCCGTCGTACATGGACGAGAACACCTTCTGAGCCACGACGGTCGGGTCGACCGCGTCGGAGAGCCCGTCGCACAGATTCGATATTCTGAGGGTGACTTTGTCAAACTTGACATCCTCAATTTTTCCGGAACGCTTTTGCACTCGCATGGCTGATAACTAAATAATGTCCAATATTTTTAAGTGCACTTAAAATCGCCCGAGCGCACCACGACCGCGCCCACGGCTTCGAACTTTCGCGTCGGGTGCAAAAAATAGGTGTTGTTGTTGAAGGTGCCCGGGACACCAGGCTTGCTCACGGGTGCGTAGGAGCCGACGAAGCACGTCGGTGCCTTGCACGGGATGTCGTCCGGGGACGGCGGCTTCTGAGCGAACGTCTCGTCGAAATCTGCGAGGACGACCGGTTGCATGATTTATTATAGACTGGGATTATTTTCACTGCCCATAGTAATGAGTAGCCTCAGCACCCTGAAGCAATCGGAGACCCCCCTGAACACTCTGTTCTTCTCGGAGTTCAATCGAAATCTTCTTCAGCACGCCATCCGCACCCGCTTCCGCCAAATTTCCGGTGGGATCGAGATCGACCGTCAGTCCGACGACGACCTCTTCGCCCTCATGCGCATGGTTTTCATCAACAACGCCGGCGACCACTTTCAAAACGTGAACGAGCAGGTGCGTGAGATGAACACCGTGGTCATGAACACCGCCGTGAGACAAATCAAAACCGGGGTGATGCAACAGATTGCGTACATCCGCGATTCGCAAACCATGGCCGAGCCGTTGGCCCAGCCGATCAACACCTCGACTCACGGGAAAAAGATTCCCTTCAACGACAAGATTGGCGTATAAAAAATACACCCCCCTGTATGAGTAAGATATTGAATGTGTCTGAACCAATACAAAGAACAGACCAAGCGCCTGTGCAAACTGCGGGGATGGGACGGCACGGTTGAACAGACGTGGCTGCTCTTATCGGAGGAGTTCGGGGAGTTGGCGAGCGCGATTCGACAGTACAACAGGGTGTTCAAAAAGATAAACCTCAAAAAGGAGAAGGGGCAGGACGTGGCGAGTGAGATGGCGGACGTCCTGTCCTACATATTCCAACTTTCAGCACAACTCGACATCGACCTGGACGACGCTTGGAGCGAGCAATTGACGAAGATGCACACAAAAAAATATGCACCTACTGTAAATGAGCGAGTCCATGCTAGACGACGAAAACCAGATGAATGGGTGGAACCCGTTTGTGAACGAGCACAATCTACTCCTCCCGGGATCCGTCAGACGTAACGGGGATTTCGACGATTTCGACGAGGTCGTCACGGAGAAGACGTGGGGTGTTCCAGACGCCGAGCCCTCCCCTCTGTGTGAGATGGCGGTGACGATGGGTGACCGCACGGTGGACTACTGCAAGCCCGTCGCGCCGAATTGCGTGGACAACAGACCGAAGCAGCCGAAGCGATACATCGATTTGGGGTGGACGTGCAAGTACCCGCGAGGTGGGGCACCGGAGGAGAAGAAGGCGATCGAGGTCATCAAGCCGTCTCCGAGAAACAAATTGGTTATGCGTCCGTTATTTATGCTTATTCTTACATTGTTAATTCTATTTCTATTAATTTCAAGACGTTAAACAACTTTTCCAGGCGCCGCGTGTTCACCGTGCGCTCGATGAGATCGAAAAAGGTGTGCTCTATCGTCTCCGCGACGTAGGCGCGTTGCCACGCGGACTTGACGTTGATCCAAGGCGGGGTGAAAGACGGGTCCAAGATGCGCATGGTGTGCATGAGCCATATCTGCGCCTTGGCGCTCGGCTCTAGGTCGTTGACGATGTTGGTGAGGGTGACCTCACACATCTTCTGCATGACCTCGACCGTTTGTTCGACCATGGAGTTTAAAAATTTATCGTACTTAACGCTCTTCTTGAGAGAATGGATTTCAGCCCAACTCCCGAGAGGACGCGTCGCGAGATTGTCGACGTGGGTGTCGTATTCCTTAGAGTACGGACTGTATTTGTCGTACTCGATTTGGACGTAATCCAACCCTGATTCGACATCGTGGACGTATTTCGCGGAGTGAAGGAACATCATTCTACTAATATTTGTGAATTATTGCCTTAAGCCCGTCGATTGTTGGGGAAATCTTTAAAATGGGGTACTCTTCCATCGCGAACAATCATTTCTCTTACGTCCTCACCTTGGATGAATTCAGAAACCAATTCGACCCGGGGTGTCGCCCCTCGTACGTGAAAATAACCACCATCACCATGGTTTCGAGGTTTGAGCAATCCATCGACATTCACAGGGTGCGCGCGACGTTTGAAAAGATTGGGGAACTCAAGTGGCGGCGTCGCGGGTCGAGGTCGAAGAAGCAAATCACCTGGTCCCTCGGGAACGCTGTTTTTTACAACCAAGTCACCCTTCGGTGTGTGGACGAGTTCAACTCGGTGAAGAGCGTGAAGATTTTCCCCAACGGGAGCATCCAAGTGGCCGGGTGCACTTCCCTCTTCGATTGTCAGAGAATCATAGATCAGTTGGGGCAGATGTTGCACACCCTTATCAGCGTTCGCGTGCGGGCGGAACAATTCAGGGTGGTCATGATTAACAGCAATTTCTCCCTCAATCGAGAACTCAATCTCATCGCGGTGCACAGACATTTCGACGCCCAGCACGGGATGTTTTCCGTGTCGTTCGAACCGGAGAGGTACAGCGCGGTGAAGATTAAGTTCAAACCGGCGGAGGAGATGAAACAAATCACCGCGAGTGTGTTCGCCACGGGAAAAGTCATCATCACAGGAGCGTGCACTTTGAAGGAGGTCGCCTTCGCCTTCAACATCGTGGCGACGACGATCCACTCCGAACCCTCGCTCTCGGTGAAGGAGACGAGCAAGGTGGACGTCTTCGACACGTACATGGGATACCGCACGGGTGGGATGGTTCGAGCACTTCGGGAAAAAGGACACCAATCGTGGGTGCGAACGATTGAAAACAAACAGATAAATTTCTCAGCATGTAATAACAACAACTAAGATGTCTCAGCGCATGGGCATGGCCGATGGACGATGCTACCAAATCCACTCCTCGTCCAGATTGATCAACAACTACGTGATGCAACAAGAAGGCATCAACATGGAAGACAACTACTCGTACCGCCAGTACCTCCAACGCACGGGTCCGGCCGTCTTGGACAAGATTCAAGCCGCGCAAGGCAACGAAAAGTGCAACCAGTGCCACACCCCGCTCCTCAACTTGAAGAACACGTACTGAGTGAGTGAATTTCACTAAAAAATTATTCCCCTCCTTAACCAGGAATGACCACATGCAGTATATGTCTGAACGAGGTGCGGTCGTCTCGACACAACTCAAATCCGCCAATCCGTTGCGGACATATATTCCACGCCACATGCCTGGATAAGTGGAAGGCCAAAGGCAAACACACGTGCCCGATGTGTCGCCAAGTCTTCGACGTCTCTAAATTTTCAGTCACGTTGAGCGTCACCAACAATTACACCGCCAATACGTCCACCGCAAATCTCAACACAGAGAACATCTTCAATGTTTTTGACATTTTCGAACTCAACGTAGATTTGGATGACACCCTCGACTTGGATCGATTATTTGCGGACATTGGTCTTACGCTTGACGACGTTGACTCCAACGTTTTTGTTTTTGACGGGCCTCCTCTGGACGGGGGCAGTGGGTCCGACTCGAACACCCTTGCTAGCGACACAGAAAGCGTTGCAGAATAGCTTGTAGTTGAGCCCGGGGTACAAGCGCGACGCGACTCGCGGGTCTTTGATGATCTTGCCCTTAGCGTCGGTGAGGAGCGCTCCCGTGGCCCACCCTCTCTTGTGGCTCCACACGTTCGCCTTGAAGACGAGGAGTTTCCCAGGTTTCAGGGTGCGCACCAGTTTGTTCTTCGCCTTCGCTCGCTCCACCGCGCGACTGATGCGCTGGAGGGGAACCTTGAAAAAACGGGCGATGCTCGTCACGGTGTCACCCTTCTTTACCTTGTATTCCACCACCCCGTGTTGTTTGTACCAGTGGAAATCCCCCTGACTGATCCAGTCGGATGGCCTCGCCGGGGCGACGAAGAGCATGGTCTTGTAGTATCCCTTCTTGCATCGCTTCTCCGGGTCTTTGCACACGTAGACCTTTTTCGGGTTGTCGCTCACGACGCGCCTCGCCAAGTCGCGACAGTGCGTGTACGTGTGCGGGAGGGAGGAGAGACCCGAGCGATCACCGGGGATGCTCTTGTGTGGACGCGCCGCGGCTTCGTAATCCGAGAACGCGTACGCGTAGCAGTTATTGTTCCCGACCCCTCTGCGACTGCTCCACAGACGGTGGGTGAATTTCTTCTCTGACCCACTCAGTGGGAGGCCCTTGGCCATTTTTATTTTGTCTTATTAATATATAGAAACAAATTAAAATGGCCCTCAGAGAAGTTGTCCGAAGCAAGAGCCGACGCGAGTTGCTCTCCGAGTTGATCACCTTCGTCTTGACCCTCATCTTGTCCTCCTTCCTCCTCAGATTCATGTGGAACCGCTCCCTCGTCCCGCACATCAGCGCGTTGAAGCCGATCGGAAACCTCGCCGACGCGTTCTTGCTCAGCATGTCCCTCTCCGTCCTCAAGTGCTGCTAAATTAAATTTGAATATTGAAAAACTCTTAATCGAATTTTTGAATATCCAATAATCAATGCATTTAAATTTCGTTGTATCCCACGGTCTTCTCTCCCTCCGGGCTCACGAGAGTCGGGAACGCCTCGATACCTTCACCGCATTCACCCTTTTCGCAATCCTTGAAAACGTGGGCGATGCCCTTCTTCTTGAGGTATTCGAGTTGCTTGCGCGTCCACCCGCAGCCCATGGTGCCGAAAACAGTCCACTTACCTTCTTCACCGACGACCGCCGGCGGGGCCGCGACGCGTCCGGTGTTCATGAGAATGTATAAATCCACGAGGAGGAGGATGATGAAGGCGATCATTGTATTATCTACTGAGATTTAAAATGCGGCGTTGGCGGCTGACCTTGGTGCGCACGGATGGGATGGTCGTGTTCACGAGTTTGACACGGCGCTTGATCTTGCGGGCGAGGGCGAGGGCGTTCACGCGCTTTCGAGCCGCCGCGAGTTCCTTCTTGAGTTTCTTGTTGTCCTTGTTGAGTCGGGAGTTCAACATCTTGAGGCGGGTGAGGGCGCGGGATTCCGCCTTGGAGAGGGCGTTTTGTCTGAGGAGAGCCATATTTTATATTATAAACTTAGGAATTATTCGTCAATCATGTCTTCTTCGAATTCTTCTTCTTCCTCCTGTTCGGAAGACGCCCCGGCGTCGGACGTCGGGAGGTCGATGCCTTGGAACGCGAACGATGGGAGTTTTTGGGATTGTTCCATCAACACCTGGGAGAGTCGGATGGTGACGCCAAACTTGTTGTCGATGAACCAGACGGATTGAACGTCGCAGATGGCGCAGCACTTGACGCCCTTCTCGACGGTGTCGAGGGAGACGCGCTCGCGCTTCATGTTGTACGCCTCCGGGACGAAGGTGCCGTCCGGCTTCGTGAGGATCTTCAGTTTCATCGTCGCCGGGTAGTCTTCCTTCCCGGGTCGAACGATCGGCTTGTAGAGCGCTTGCTTGAGGACCTCGACGTTAAACTCCTTACCGAGCCACTCCTTGGAGTTTTCGGCGACGGTGTTGACGATGAGTTCGTCCAACGCTTCGAGTTGTCCCTTCAATTCCATCGCCGCCTCGTTATCGGTGTCGAAGGAGAGATCCAGGCTGTAACTCGTCTTCCCAGATGCCTCGTCCGTGTAGGAGGACATTCCGTACGGCGATCGAAGGAACGGGAGTTGGAGGTAGAGTTTCTTGTTGTCACTTTGGAGGTAAACCGTCTTGTTTCCCATCTTCCCCTTCTTCATCTTCGTGAAGGTGATCTTGGAGACATCGAAATCCTTGGATTGAGTAATAGCGAGCGACATTGTGATTGTGTTTGTGGTATACTTATTTGTGGACGGAAAACTTTAAGTCGCGATTTTTTTTTGTCAGACCAAAGTAGGATGAAACCAGTGGCGATCATTTTTGCCCTGATCTTCGCATTTTGCTGTTGCTGCTGCAGTATTTCCAGCAGCATCGGTGGCTTTTGGAAATGCACGGCCGGTACCTTCGACCCGTTCGAGTTCAGTGTCGCCACGTGCACGGCTGTTCCTGAGATCCCCCCCGCGACCGCGAAATACGTCCGTCTTCAGCAGACGACGAAGAAGGCTATCAAGATATCTGAGATGTCCATCTTCGACGGCGACAAGGTTGTCAGTAAAGGAAAGACCGTCAAGGCCTCGTCCAAGTTGGAGGGGTTCTCTCTGCAAAATCTCACCACCGGTGGGTTCCCGTCAGACGGTGTCGCGGGGACCACCGATTCCACGGAATCTGAATACATAGAGATCGATCTCGGAGAGGAAAGACCGGTAAGCCTCGTGTACATCGTAAACGCGCCGGACACACCCGACGGGTTGATGGGGTGTGAGATCGTCCTCCTCAATGAGAAATTGGAGGAGGTGAAAAAATCAAAAATCTGTGAGGTCGAGGGACAAGCGGTCGTGTGGAGCGTATCCGGCGACGCCTTGCAATCCACGCCCGTGAGAGACCCGGATAAAGACATCCCAGTTCGGGGACGTTACGTGAAATTGGTGCACACGAACAATGAGATGATTATCAATCTCGCCTTTGTGAAAGTGTTGGACGACGAAAAACTCAACTTGGCCATCGAGAAGCCGGCCAAAGCGAGTTCCGTGCACCCCGCGGGGCCGATGAGACATTTGACGTTCGGGAAAGAGACCGACAATAATTTCGCCCACACGAATGGTCACCCGAACAGTGACACCGATTGGATCGAGATTGATTTGGGTTCGATGCGAAAGATTCACGCGATTGAAATTTACAACAGAAAAGATTGTTGCAAAGAGAGAACGACGGGGATTCAGGTAGCCGTGCTCGACGAAGCCAAAGACATCGTGGCGCGGACGCCTCCCATACAAGGCGATCCTAGGGACAAGTACACTTACACGTTTAAGAACGGGAGTGGTGAGTGGGTTTAGCATAGTATTGCAATAACGATAAATAGAACTAGAAGTAAAATTGCCTCCCTGCGCTTGTGCTTACGTATGGCGTCGTGATGATCGATCCAAGACTTTTTGTAAAACTGAAGCGTTCGGTGGAGACCTTGGATCTCCCCGCTCAAGAAAGCGTACGTGCCCTCGTCTTCCTCGGAGAATCTCTCCGCGACCACCGTGAGCATGGCGTTGAGAACATCCGTGGTGTATCGACGCGTCGGACACCCCTGAAACTCGAGCCACTGCTTGGTTTGCTCACTCCTGGCAGCCCTGTACGTGCGCTGATCCCACTCGTAGAACTTGCGGTTAAAGTGCACGAGCGCCTCCTCGAATTCACACGCCGCGGCGGCCTCGCACAGGATGCGCTGCTTCCACGGGTCTTGTTCGTCTATGAGCGCGAGGGCGGCGATGTTCTTCTCTCGGATCGCTTC